TCTATCCCTTTAAAATCTATAAATATTATTTCATTGATATATTTCTTCTAAATAGACTATCATCAGCTTTTAAACCAACAGATAAATCACCATCAAAAGTTCCAGTTGCTGTGACAATAATAATTATTTTGTTTTCTGTTTTAGAAGTAGGTATTGGAATTCTACCGTTTGCTGTAGCATTTAATGTTACTTTATAATCTATAGCAACGTTACTGTCATCTAAAACTTTAACTTTAAAATCAGTATCACCAAAATCCGGTTCTTGAACTTTAAATGTTAAGTCTAATTTTGTTTCTTGTCCTTTGGAATAAGTATAATATAAATTTATTCCAGTATCTCTAGAAGTAGATAAGTCATAAGATATTGAATAAGTTGTAGTGTTTATTTCCGAAACAGTTATTCCATTTTTATCATTTAATGTAGTAACTTGCATGTTTTTTATTCTCCTTTAAATTCATTATATATTTTATTTATAATAATCCTCATATACGTTTCTTAAATCATTTTGTAATTTGTTCAATATTCGTTTATGTTCTTCTGGGTCAGTTATTGAAAATAATCTATCTAATGCAGATTCTATTACGTCTTGTATTGGACCTTCAAATAATAATATTTTATTTTCATTTTTTAATTTTTGTAAATTGTTTTTAACTTTTTTTAAATATTTTATTGATTTTTCTATATCTTCATCTTGTTTTAGTGTGTTCAATGCATCAAATATTTGTTTTAAATTATCCTTATTTATTTCTCTTTCTACTAATTCTTTTAATGATATTTTATTCATATTTTATAAATCTCCATTTATAATATATCTTTAATATATGGTAATTCATCACCTTCAACTCTACCAAATAATTTTAATATACTTCTTAAATCTTTTTCGGTTTCTGTTATTTTTCCAATTACGTTTGAACTTTTTGATGATTTGGATATATCTTCAAAAAATACGGTATTAGTAAAATAAGCAAACATTACTATTCCCATAACAATATCATCAGTACAACCAGTATCAGCTTTATAACTTTCTGAAATTTTAATAAAAACTGATAATTCCATTAAGGTATCAAAATCATTTATTTCTAATTTACCACTTTCAATTAAATCTTTCATCTTAATACAACCAATTTTTTTTACTTTGTTTGTCATTCTTAGACCTTTTTTGTATCCAGCTTTTCTCATTGTCTTATCTCTTACATGAACTACATTAGGATAATCCAATTCATTTTGTAATGTTGAAATTGTTATTAAACCAATATCATTACTTTCTGGTACAATTGTAGCCATATTATAAATTTTTGCATATTGTGCACAATAAGTAGCAAATACTTCTGGCTCCATTTCGTTTGACTTAAATACTACTACTTGTGTATATTTATCACTATTTATTTTAAATATATTAAATGTTGATTTGTCCTGTTCTGCACCATAACCGGTATCAACCGTCATAACATAATTAGTATCTGGTTCTGGGTCTTCATAAATATTACAATTGTTAGTTTGTTTTATCGGTTCTTTAGTTTCTATATTAGCTAAGACATCTGATGCAATAAGTGTACCAGTTGAACCCATAAATTCAACTTCATATTCTTGTCTAAATCTTGCCGGTGTCATATTATTTGAAGCCAACTTTTTTATTTTCCAAGACTCATCTCTACCAGGGACATCTCTCCAAGTATATTTCAAAGGTATAAAACCATTTGTTTTAGTCTCAGCGCCTTTCCACATATCATAAAGATGGTTCATACCTTTAGGTGTTGAAGCAATTACTACTTTTGAGTCCTCTATTGATGAAACAGTCGGCTCAACTGCTGACCAAAAAGATTCAGCTATATTTTTTGGTACAATACCAAATTCATCGAGAATTAAGAAGTTCACAGTTTCACCTCTTGCTGAGTCTTCAGTTGTTGCTTCAATTTTTACAGCACAACCATTTTCTAATACAATTGAATTTTTATTCCATGAAATAACACCAGACTGTAAAAACATAGGTAATTCTAAATACATTCTTTTAATATCTTCCAATAATTTTCTTGCTTGTTTTTCTTTTTGCGCAATTATCATTACTAGAGCATTTGAATTAAATAAAATATATTCTACAACTTTTGAGCCTAATGTAATTGATTTTCCTGATTGCCTTGATGCTAAGATAATAGTATATTTATTATTATCTATTGTGTCTGATATTTCTTTCTGATATGGTCTATATTTAAATGGAACCATACCACCAGTCTTTTCGCCTTTTATTCTTATATAATTTTCAGCTAAATAATATTTCTCATTCATACAATTATAAATTTCTTTAACTTGTATTTCAGAATAATCTAATAATACTCCTGATTTTCTTAAACCATATATACCAGAAAAGAAATTTTCATCTTGATAAAATTCTGGATTATCATTCTTTTTATATTTTATTACTGACATTTTGATTTAATCCCTCTTTAAAACTTTTACTAATTCTTCTAAAGTTTTTTTCTTTAATGTATTATCTGAATTATTAGAATTACCATCATTATCTTTTTTTTCTTTTTCAAAAAATTCAGATAAAATTTCTAATTTATTCTTAAATGTTTCAATTTCAGATTTATGTAATTCTGCATTTCTTGTAGATAAAGAGTTAGAAATATCATTATATGCTTTTAGTAAAGCAGCAAAAGATTTAATTAATTCACCAGAAACATCAGAATTAATTTGACCCATTATCAAATTTATAACCAATGTAATTTTATTGATAGTATCTCTTGCTGAATTTCTTAAAAATTGATGGTCCTCTTTTATATTTTGATATTCTTTAGATTCTTTTGAAAAAACATCTACTAGTTCTTTTATATCTATATTTTTTATATCCTCTTCATTTTTTGTATCTTCTTTTTTTGTATTATCATTTTGTTGATTTGGTGTATTAGTAATTGTTTTTTCAATCACTTCATCGATATCAGTTTTTGGTATTTCTAATCTGTTAGCCAATTTGTCTGTCATATAAAGTACACTCCTTTATTATAAATAAACTTTTATATTATTTATATAAAGAAAAAAAGATTTATGTTATGTTTAACTTTTTACATTTTATATTAGCATTTCCAGTCGATTCTATATTACAATCACCATTAACATAAAAATTAGCAGTTTTAGAAAATTGGTAATAATCACCCTGAATTTTAATAACTACACCATCATTAGTAAATTCAACAAAAGACCCAGATTTATGGTAAACATGTATTCTTTCTGCTCCTGGTGTTGCATCGACTTCAATAATATTTCCAGCTGTATCTTCATAAACTTTATTATGCGGATATTGTGCGTTATATGTAGTTTCTGGTTCAGAAAATAAAGAACCTTGTATTAATTCATTTTTCTTTTTGGTTACTATTGTATTTTCTATATTTTCATTTTTTGCTAAATCATTTATATTTGTACCTGTTTTTTTAGGATATTTTCCTTCTGGGTCAGAAAAACCTTTTGTATTATCTGGAATTTCATCATAATTAATTGGTAATGTACCAAGCATAAAAAATGTTTGTAATGTATCATCTTGAAAATAACCTACTATCGGCGTTCCATTTACAGGAGGAGTATAATTAGAACTATTTATATCAGAACTAAAATCTGTAATAGGAATAGCCCATGGTAATTTATTTGTTGGTAATATTTCTCTGTTAGAAGTATGTAAACCAACAATTCTAACTCTACACCTGCCCATTTTTAACGGGTCATTATTATCTTCTATAAATCCATATTCTAATTTCATATTATACCTCCTGTTAAATTTCTTGGTAATTTTCTAATCAAATCTTCAATTTTTCCAGTAGGATTTATAAAATAAGGGTCTAACGGAGAAATTTTTATATTTGTTTCAGAACTTTCATTTGTTATTACGTGTACGAGTTCAGAAATAATCATATCATTACTAAATATTGGTTGTTGCTCTTTTATTTGTAATTCAGCAAATCTACAAATATCACCAATATGAATATTTAAATTTTCTGATATTGTTAAAATATATTTTTCTAGATTTAATAACTTTGTTAAAAAATCATATTCAAAATAAGATTTGACTGAATTATCATAATTCATATCAGCGGATCGAACAAAAGATATTTTTTTATTATTTTCTAAATCTGGATTTTTACCAAAATTATCTTGTAATATTTTAGAGTATTTTATAATGTCCATACCTTCAATTATATCAACTTTGCCTCTATATAAATCTAATTTCTGACTTTCTATATTTTTTAGTTTATTGATATATAAATTTTCTGTTTGGTGACTGGATTCTTTTCTTGAATAAATTATAACAGAATTATTAATATTTGCTACTCTTTCATTATTTAAATCTATTTCATCTGATAAAAAATACAAATTTCTCAAATTCAATAATCCATCAGTATAATATTTTT